CGGCGCGGGGAAGGCGCGGGATTTTTGCACGTGAAAATCGAAAATATTTGCGCGTTTCGTTACGAACTCGGCCAAAATCGGCCGGGTTTTTGCGTTTTTGGAGGGATAAAGTGAAGCAGGCAGCCGCAAAAATAGAGGTCTGGCCAATAGGAAAGCTACGCAGGGCCGAGTACAATCCCCGCGTTCAGCTGACGCCAGAGGACAAAGAGTACCAGGACATCAAAAACAGCATCGAGCGCTGGGGCTACATCAACCCGATCCTGGTCTCCGCCGACGGAACAATCATCGGCGGGCATCAGCGGCTGACCGTCCTTCAGGATCTCGGCTACGACGAAGTGCAGGTCGTCATCGCGGAAGACTCGATGACCGATGACGACATCAAAGCGCTGAACATCGCCCTGAATAAGATCACCGGACGGTGGGACGAAATAAAGCTGCAGAGCCTGCTGCAGGAACTCGACCTGAACGGTTACGATTTCACCCTGACCGGATTCTCGGTCCAGGAAGTGGACGACCTGAACGTCCGCATCGAAAAAGAGATCGAACCGGAAGAAGACGACTTCGACATCGAGACTGCAGTCGCGAACGCCAAGACGCCGGTATCAAAGCGCGGCGACCTCTGGCTCCTGGGAGAGCACCGGCTGCTGTGCGGAGACAGCACGAACGCCGACGACATGGAGACATTGATGGGCGGAGAGTTCGCGGATCTTATTGTGACGGATCCCCCGTACAACGTCGACTACGGAAACGCCGACAGCTTCCGCGGGAAATACAGGAGAGGAAACAGCAAGCGCGCAAAGAGCAAGATCATCAACGACAAGATGGACGAAGAATCCTTCAGTAATTTCCTCTTTGACGCATTCACGCAGATGATCACGCACTCAAAGGACGGCGCGCCGGCATATATTTTTCACTCCGACGCGCACGGAGCGACATTCCGGAATTCGTTCACTGATGCAGGCTATTACCTCGCGCAATGTCTGATCTGGGAGAAGAACCGGTTCAGCATCGGGAGAAGCGACTACCAGTGGATGCACGAACCGATCCTCTACGGCTGGAAGCAGGGCGGAAGCCATTATTTCATCGCGGACCGGACGCAGAGCACGGTCCTGATTGAGGACGCCGTCGAGCTGGAAGACATGAAAAAAGAGGAGCTGATCGCTTACGTGAAGCAGATCCGCGAGGCCTTCACAGATCAGACGTCGATCCTGCACTACGACAAGCCGAACCACAGCGACCTGCACCCGACCATGAAGCCGGTCGGCCTGATCGGGAAGCTCCTGAAGAATAGCAGCAGGCCGGGAGACGTCGTCCAGGATTCCTTCGGCGGATCCGGAACGACGATCATCGCAGCGGAACAGCTGAGCCGCCGCGCATTCCTCATGGAAATGGATCCGATCTACTGCGACGTGATCGTAAACCGGTGGGAAGAATACACCGGAAAGAAGGCGATCCTGGCAAACGAAGTCATGGAGGACATCAAGCTATGACTCCCGAGGAGATCCTGAAAGAAATATGGGGGGGGGGGTACGGCGGAATGGCTGATGGGCAGGACGTAAAAGGCAGCTACTACCGGCCCGAGATCATAGCGAATCTCTTCGGAGTCAGCGTCCGGAGAGTGCAGCAGCTCACGCAGGAAGGCGTGATCAGCACGACGAAGATCGTCGAGGACGGAAAGACCGTTCGCCGATACGATCTGGTGCCGACGATCCAGAAGTACATCCAGTACCTATCGGACAAGGCGTACGGAAAAATCCACAGGACGGATCGCGAGATTGAACTCAGAGAACAGAAAATGCAGGCGGACATCGCGCTGAAAGAATCACAGGGCGAGCTGCACCGGCTGAAGACGGAGATCGCGGCCGGACAATATATCAGCGTCGAAGAAGCAAAGATGGACTACGCGAAATTCTTCGTTGTTTTTAAAAAATTCGCACTGTCCCTTCCGGCGCGGCTGACAAGTATGCTCTCCGGACAGATTGATCCGGTCGAGGCAAGGAAGACGGAGAAGGAACTCGCCTCCGAGGTAAACCGCCTGCTGACATCGTTTGTGATCGCGGGCGTGGTAGAACCGGGTGATGCGAGTGGAACAAAGAAAAAGAAAACCAAGGTTTCGAAAGTACCAACTGAAACCGTACCAGAAGGAAGCGCTGAAGCAGCTGAGTCCGCCGGAGGACATCAGCGTCTCGGAATGGGCTGAAGAATACCGCGTCCTGGACGCAAAGACCAGCGCGCTGCCAGGACCGTGGCGGAACGACATGACGCCATACCTGGTCGACATTATGAACGAGCTGCGGAATTACGAAACGCAGGAAATCATCTTCTGCAAACCGACGCAGATCGGCGGGACAGAGGCCCTCCAGAACATGCTCGGCTGGGTGATCCAGCAGGATCCGTCGCCGGCGATGATCGTGTACCCGACGGACACGCTCGCGAAATTCACATCAGAGAACCGGTTAGAACCGATGCTGATGGCAAGCCGGTCTCTGAAGAAGCTCTACCACAAAAACGACTCGAGCAACCTGGAAATGCAGTTCGACGGCATGTTCCTGAGCCTTTCAGGATCGAACAGCCCGGCAAGCCTCGCATCGAAGGCCGTCAAGTACCTCTTCCTCGACGAAGTGGACAAGTACCCAGGCGCGAGCCGGAAGGAAGCGGACCCGATCAGCCTGGCAAGAGAGAGAACAAAGACCTTCCGGAACCGGAAGATCTACATCACATCGACGCCGACGCTGCGGAACGGCCACATCTGGAAGGCTGTAGAAGGTGCCGACATAGAAAAGCACTACTTTGTACCATGCCCGCACTGCGGAGAATACATCGAGCTCAAGTTCGCACAGATCAAGTTCCCGTACGGAGACGGAATGACGAACGACGACCGCGCCGATCAGGCAGTCTACTGCTGCCAGGAATGTGGCTGCGAGATCACCGATGCAGACAAGGATGCGATGCTCCGGTATGGAGAATGGCGCGCGGTCCGGGACAGCGAAAGAGGCGGCCGGCGCGTCGCCTACTGGATCAACACGCTGTACAGCCCATTCGTGAGATGGTCAGAGATCGTTTCGGAATTCCTGAAAAGCAAGGACGATCCGGAACTGCTGCAGAACTTCGCAAACAGCTGGCTCGCGGAGCCATGGGAAGACACGAAGCTGAAGACAAGCGCCGACACGGTGATGGAGAGGCAGACGGAGCGCCCGCGACTGATCGTTCCGAACTGGGCAAAGATGCTGACCGGCGGAGTTGACGTCCAGGAAACAAGCCTCTACTGGACGATCCGCGCATGGGGAACCTACATCACGAGCCAATGCATCGCGCACGGCCAGGCGCTGAGTTTTCAGGAAGTCGAGAGCATCATGAACCTGCCGTACGAGCGCGAGGACGGAGAGCGCATGCTGGTCTGCCTCGCACTGATCGACTCCGGATTCGATGCGGACAGCACGTATGACTTTTGCGCTAACAACGCGGAGTGGGCGACGGCCGTGAAGGGCGCGAGCAACCCGATGCTCTCTGCATACAAGATCAGCAAGATCGACAAGACCGATAGCAGGGCGTACGGAATGAACCTGATTCTGGTCGACGGCGGACAGTACAAGGACATGATCGCAGGCCGGATGCGGAGGAACAACGGACGCGGATCCTGGATGGTTTATGACGGATGCGACATGGAGTACGCACAGCAGGTCACCGCGGAGCACAAGGTAAACGTCAAACTCAGCAACGGAAAGATCCAGCAGCGGTGGGTGCCGAAATCGTCGCACGCGGACAACCACTACCTCGACTGCGAGGTATACGCCTTCGCTGCGGCTGACATAAAAGGCGTAAGATACCTGCATCTTCAGGAAGAACAGGAACAGATGGCCCAGAACAGCCCGCCTCCGGGACGGCCTGCAGAACAGCACACGCCGGAAGAATCCTGGATTGCAGCACACGAGAACTGGGTATGAGGAGGAAACGATGGCAGACGAAGCGACCAACAGCATGACGGCTGCGGAGATGCTCGAGCAGGTAAACACGGCGATCACGAACATCCTGATCGGTGGCCAGAGCTACAAGATCGGTTCCAGGCAGCTGACACGTGCGGATCTTTATCAGCTGAGAGCGATGAAAAAAGAACTGGCTGCGGAGGTGGCCGCGGAAGGAGATTCCGCACTTCTGGACAATACCTTCGTCGCATACTTTGACGGGAGGTAAAACATGAACTGGTTAGATTCGCTGATCGGATGGATCAGCCCTGCGGCCGGAGCAAAGCGCACCGCATGGAGACAGGCCATGGAAGAGATGCGCAGCTACGACGCCGGCGCACCATCCAGACTGAACGCCGGGTGGAACGTCTTCAATCAGTCCGCAGAAAACACGGACCGGTACAACCGGGATCAGGTAAAAGCACGCGCGCGCGACCTGGAACGGAACAGCGACATCATGAACTCCGTTCTCGGGGCATACAAGAGGAACGTGGTCGGATCCGGATTCACGCTGCAGGCGAAGACGACAAACTCCCGACTGAATAAAGAGATCGAGGCACTCTGGAAACAATGGTGTAAGGCACGCAACTGCGACGTGACCGGAACCCAGAGCTTCACCGAGATCCTCCGCATGGCCGTGATCCGGAAGAAGGTCGACGGCGGGATCCTGTTCGTAAAGCGCTACACGCGCGACGGCATCGTCCCATTCAAACTTCAGATGGTTGAGGTCGACGAACTGGCGACCATGCAGACCGGACCGAAGTACGAAGGCGACCGGGTCGTCGGCGGCATCGAATACAACAGCTTCAACAAGCCGGTGGGCTACTGGATCCAGCAGTACCAGATCGACGGATGGAGCATCGTGGATCCGGTTTTCGTTAAAGCGAACGACTGCGTCTTCTATTTCACGAAGCGCCGGCCGTCTCAGATCCGGGAGATGAGCGACATGAGTCCGACGGTGACGCGGATCCGCGACACCAACGAGTTTATGACCGCGGTCTCCGTGAAAGAGAGGATCAACGCATGCCTCTCCGTTTTCATCAAAAAGCAGCTGCCGCCGGTCGGGATCGGAAGATCCGGATCGAATGCAGGGAACGCTGGCCGGCATGATTACGACGGCAAAACGCTGACGCCCGGCATGATAAAAGAGCTCAACGCCGGAGACGAAGTCCAGGTCGTCAACCCGACAGGCCAGAGCGCCGACGCGACATCATTCACGAAGCTACAGCAGCGCCTCATCGGAGCCGGTCAGGGACTGAGCTACGAAGCAACGTCGCGCGACATGAGCGAGACGAATTACGCGAGCGCAAGACAGAGTGGTATCGAGGACGGCCTGAGCTATGACGAGGAGATCGAGAAGCTGGCCGAAGTCCTGGACGAAATCTTCGAGACGTTCCTGGTCTCAGCGGTGCTCTGCGGACGGATCCAGATCCGCGACTTCTGGGAAAAGAAGGAAACCTACTTCGAGCACGCCTGGATCAAGGCGCCGAAGAAGTGGATCGATCCTCTCAAAGAGAGCAACGCTACGAAGACGGCGCTGGCGACCGGCGTGAAGACATTCCAGGAAATCGCTGCAGAGAACGGCCACGATTGGAGGCAGCAGATCGACGACATGGCCGAGGCGATCAAGTACGGAACAAAGAAGGGAATCGATCTCGGAGGGATTCTATACAATGGCCAGATCAAAAAAGAGGCCGCAAAAGAAGCGACACAGGGGTCTGTTCTTCCTGCAGGCGAAACTGAAGGAAGTGGAGAAACTGGAGGAGAAGACAATGGCAGCAAGACAGAATAAAAACAAAGGGGTAAGGGAACTGGCTCTGCCCGGAGCGATCCGGGCGCTGGAAGGCGAAGGGAACGAGCGCAAGTTTATCGTCTCCTTCTCTTCAGAGGAGCCCTACACAAGATGGTTCGGGACAGAGATCCTGGATCATTCCGATGGCGCGGTCGACCTGAGCCGGCTGAACGACATCGGATGCTTTCTGTTTAACCATGACCGTGACGAGGTTCTCGGAAAGATCAACCGGGCATGGATCGAGGACGGCCGCGGCGTCGCGGAGATCGAGTTCGACGACGACGAAAAGGCCGAAGTTATCTACCAGAAGGTAGCCGGAGGAACGCTGAAGGGAACGAGCGTCGGCTATCAGGTGGAATCATGGGAGGAAGTAATGCCGAACAAGCAGTCGGCAGACGGACGGTTCACCGGGCCGTGCTCCATCGCAAGGAAGTGGGCTCCTTACGAGATCAGCATCGTCTCGGTTCCGGCGGATCCGACAGTCGGCGTCGGGCGCGAGCTCGAACCGGAGGAGAGATCCGTCGATGGGCCGGAAGGCGTTGATGATCTGCGTGAGAGGCAACTTCAATATAACGAAAACCTGTTAAAAATCATGGAGGCAAGACAGCTATGAACATTAGAGAAATGATCGCGCGGCAGAGAGAACTTCTCGAAACCGCCAGAGCTGCAGGCCGTGGACTTACTACTGAGGAGGCTGCGGAGTTTGACTCCCTGTCCCGTCAGATCGAAGAAGCGACCAACGCCGCGACCAGGCAGGCAGCTACACCCGCAACCAATCCGGAACAGAATGTACCGGAAGACGACACACAGAACGAGAGACAGCTGATCGAAGCAGAGCGCGAGAGGATCCGTTCCATCGAGACGATCTGCAGCAACTTCGGCATGGAAGCTCGTTCCTACATCGAGAACGGCGCGACCGTCGACTCCGTAAGAGAGGCGGCCCTGGAACATGTGCTTCAGAACGGATCGCCGATCGGAGCATCTGTCCGCATGACGGATTCCGCAGAGGATAAGTTCCGCCGCGCGATGACCGATGCCCTGCTCATGAGATCAGGCGTTGAGGTCAGCAACCCTGCGGACGGCGCGAACCAGATGCGCGGCATGAGCCTGCGCAGCATGGCGATCGAGTGCCTGCAGAACGACGGAGTCACCGGCCAGTTCAACCGCATGAACAGCGATGACATCTACACCGAGCTCTGCCGTCAGTACTTCAATCCGAGCGCGACCTTCCCGGCCATCATGGATGCCACGATCAAGAAGAGCATCGTTGAGCTGTACAAAGCAGTCCCGACAACCTTCCAGGCATTCACGACAAAGGGATCCCTTCCGGACTTCAAGACGACTGCGGACCATGAGTACGTGATCGGCGGCGTCGGTGACTTCCTGAAGGTTCCGGAGAACGGCGAGATCAAGCCCGACACTCCGAGAACAGAGCTCCTGCCGCAGCGCAAGCTCGACACCTACGGGAAGCAGTTCAGCATGACGCGCCAGGCGTTCATCAACGATGACATCGGCTTCGTCACCCAGGTGCCCGGACTGTACGCGACGGCGGCAAAGAAGACCATCGACAAAGAGGTCTACAAGATCCTCTTCAACAACCCGGCGATCTTCGACGGAACCGCGCTGTTCCACACGAACCACAAGAACCTGATCGGATCCGGAAGCAAGCCCACGCAGGTAGCGATCCAGGCGATCATCCTGCAGATGCAGAAGCAGACCGATCAGTTCGGAGAGCCGATCTACATCACCCCGAAGACGATCGTCGTTCCGGTAGGATACGAGTTCGATCTCGCCGTGATCCTTCACAGCGCACAGGTCGTCGGATCCAGCAACAACGACATCAACCCGCTGTACAATTATCCGCTGCAGATCGTGCAGAGCCCGATCCTGAACTCTCTGGCCGGCGCGAACGCCTGCCCGTGGTTCATGTTTGCGGATGCGTCCAGCGCTCGCGGCATCCAGGTAGACTACCTGAACGGCCAGGAAACTCCGACCGTCCGCCGCATGGAAGCGCCCGGCGTCCTCGGCTTCACCTGGGACATCTGGCTCGACTGGGGCATCTCCGTCCGTGACTTCCGCGGCATCGCGAAGAACCCGGGCGTTGCGATCTCTTAACTTAAGGAAAGGAGGAGACGGACATGGCTAAAGGAACATATTGGCAGAGAGGCGAATCCATCGACTACGTCAACAGCGGCGACACGAAGATCGACGCGAACACTGTGATCCTTTACGGAAGCAGGCTCGGCATCGCCGGCGCCGACATTCCTGCCGGTGAGAAGGGCTCCCTGCTCGTCGAAGGAGTGTACGAACTTCCGAAGGACTATGGCGATTCCGGCAAGGCCATCACGGCCGGCCAGGAAGTGCAGTGGGACAACAGCAACAGCTACATCAAAGCAGCGGTCGCACAGGTCGTTGCAGAAGGAGCTGTTACAACCGAGGCATCGCCGGTTCACGGTTATGCCGTAGCGGCTGCAGCTTCCGCTGACAAGACAGTCCTCGTCAAGATCAACGCATGATCTTAAAGGCGACGCGTCCGGTCCTGCTCTGCAATACGCAGTACAGGGCCGGCGACACGCTGCCGGCTGACAACGAGCTGATGGTCGAGGCGTGGCTGGAAGCAGGAAGCGCGGTCTGGACAGACGAGGAAGAGACCGCGCCGGAAGAAGCTGCGAAAGCAGTTCCGGTGACAGCTCCGCCCGGACAGCCCGGCCTGAGTTCAGACGGTGATCCGGACGCACTGATCGGTAGAGTACCCGACAAGCCGCCCAGGAAGCGGTCGACGAGGAAAAAGACGACATGACGTTCAAAGAATTAATCGCCTCAGATGTTCACAACATCTTCCTGAATACGGAGGAATTCTCCGAGACGCACATCATCAACGGAGAGGAGATGGCGTGCCAGGACGACTCGAATGAACAGATCGAGCGTGAGAAACGGTTCAATCAGAACATGGATGGGATATACACGAACCAGAGGCTGATCTACGTGGCGGCCTCCGACTTCGGACCGCTCCCGAAACAGGGATCCCTCCTGACATACGACGGAAAGAAGTACCGGGTCGCAGACGCGATCTCGGAAGACGGAGTCTATTCCATCACGCTGGAGGCGAACCGCTCATGAGTACGATCCGCGTCACGATTGACGATGCGAAGGTAAAAAAGAAGCTCGGGGACTTAAAAGACAAGTCCCCGAGGGTGGCTGCGAAAGCGCTGAACAAGACAGCAAAGGACGCCCGAAAGAAGCTGGCCGATAAGGCTCGGGAAGCATACACGGTCAAGAAAAAAGGCTTCTACGGAGAGATGAAGATCAAGTCCGCGACAGCGGGCAACCTTGATGCGATCATCAGGTCTTCAGGAAGTCCGATCTCGCTGTCTGATTTCAGCGTGCGCGCCCGTAAGGGTGCCGCGGCGGCTGCACAAGTCGTGAAGGGCAGCGGGTTCAAACCGCTGGATAAGAGCGGCATCAAAGCATGGAAAGGAATGAACGGTCTGATCTGGCAAAGGAAAGGCGCGCCACGTCTTCCGGTGAAGGTGCTCAGATCGAACTCGGTCCCGGTGATGATTGGCTCCGAAAAACACGTCTACGGGATTATCAAGCCTGACATTCAGTCCGACCTGAACAGGAACATCGAGGCGGAGATCAAAAAACTGACGGGGTAATAAAACATGGTTGCTTCGGATTTTCAGCGGGAGCTGATGAAAGAGATCGAACAGATTACATCACAAGTCGTTTACCAGAAAGCAGACGGAGAGAGAAGGAACGGTGTCACTGCATACATGCAGCAGCTGCCTCAAGTTACAGAGGACGAAGAGGACGCGTCCGCCTTTTTCCCTTACGCGATCGTGCGACTGGCAAGCGGGGACACGCAGGACGACAACGACTGCTGGTCAATAAAAACAGAGATCCTTCTCGGCTGCTACGACGAATCAACCGACTCACACGGGCACCTCGACGTCCTGGAAACGATCCAGAGGATCTGCGACAGATTCGCGGCAAAACCGCTGCTTGCACAAAAGTACTACGCGGGACAACACATCCAATGGGCGCTGCAGGACGAAGACACGTATCCGTATTATTTCGGAGGGATCGAGATCACGTTCAACCTTCCGAAAATAGGAAGGGAGGACGACTACGCATGAGCAACACAAAAAAAACTGCGGCAAAGAAAACCACAAAGAACGCTGCCGTCCAGGCGGCTGAGCCTTTGATGTACGTCGGACCGACGATCAGAGGCGTGGCAATTCAGAACCGGGTCTATTCTGAGATCCCGGAACCCGCAAAGGCAGCAATGACAGAATGCCCGCTGCTCGCAAATTTGTTCGCGCCGGTGGAAAAGTACCCGGAAGCGGAGAGACAGATCGGCGCGGGAGAAGGCTCATTCTTCGTCGCGTTTGACGCGGCGCTGAAATACAAGGAAACGCACAACTAACAGGAGGTAAAAACCATGAGCAAACATGGCGTTTTTATCCAGGAAGAGGCAACGGCACTGGCCGTCCCGATGACTGGAAACTCCTCCGTGCAGGTCGTCATCGGTACAGCGCCGATCAACCTGGCGGAGAATCCGAACGAACTGGTAAACCAGCCGATCCTGGCACAGAGTGCGACCGAAGCAAAGAAGCTGCTCGGCTTCAGTGATGACTTCGCGAACTACACCCTCTGCCAGACGATGTACGCGACAGGGAACATCTTCCCGGTGGGGCCGGTCGTTTATATCAACGTACTGGATCCGTCGAACGCGAACCACGTGACCGCGGTCGCTGCGGCGACATACTCCGCGGAAGAGAAACAGGCCGTCGTCAATGTCAAGGGCATGCTGAACGACGCCAACCTGCTCGTCAAGACCACCGCGGAAACGCCGGTAACCCTGGTAAAGGGCACCGACTACACGGTCAGCTACAACAACGATGGCGACATGGTGATCACGTTGATCGCGGGATCGACCTACGCATCAGTGACGGAGCTGTCTGTAGCTGGCAAGAAGCTCAACCCGGCTGGCGTTACCGCTTCCGACATCGTCGGGACCGTGAATGCGACCACCGGAGCAGAGACCGGCTGCGAAGTGATCCGTCAGGTATATCCGAAGCTTGGAATCGTACCCGGACTGCTTCTCGCTCCCGGCTGGTCTCAGAACCCGACTGTCGGCATCGCGCTGGCGGCAAAGGCTGCGCTGATCAATGGCGTCTTCAAGGCGATGGCGCTGGTGGATCTGGACACCGGATCCGGCAAGGCCCGCAAGTACACCGACGTCAACACCGTGAAGCAGAGCAGCGGATTCACTTCCAAGTTCATGGAAGTCCTGTGGCCGCTTTACAAGGTCGGCGACTATATCCTCGCAAAGTCTGCGGTGGATGCGGCACTCGCAGCCTACACGGATGCGAACAACGACGACGTCCCGTCGGTATCCCCGAGCAACAAGCTTCTGGGTGTGACCGGCCTGTGCCTCGCGGACGGAACTGAAGTCCTGCTCGATCAGGATCAGGCTTCGACCGTGAACAGCTACGGCGTCGTGACCGCGATCAACCTGAATGGCTGGAGGAACTGGGGCAACTACACCGGAGCGTATCCGGGCTCCACAGACGCAAAGGACATCTGGATCGCCGTCCGGAGAATGTTCAACTGGCAGGGTAACACCTTCATCCAGACATACTTCGACCGCGTGGACGATCCGATGAACTACCGGCTGATCGAGGCGATCGTCGATTCGGAGAACATCCGCTGCGCGGCTTATGCTCCGGACAAGTGGGCAGGTGCCCGAATCGAGTACCTCGCTGAGGATAACCCGACGACCGACATCCTCGCCGGCAAGATCACATTCCGGCAGCACATCGCTCCGTACACTCCTGCCCAGGAGATCGAAAACATCCTGAGCTATGACACGGACATGCTCGCGGAAGCACTTGGAGGTGAATAATCATGGCAATGAAAGCAAACGCAATCCCTGAAGTGATTAATCACTTCAACGTCTACAACGACAGCGACAAGTCCAGCAAGCTCGTCGGCAGATCCGGAGAGGTCACGCTCCCGGACCTGGACGCGATCACGGAGACGATCGAGGGCGGCGGCGTCCTTGGTGAGGTGGAGGATCCGATCACCGGACACTTCGGAAGCATCAAGATGACGATCCCGTTCACGAATCTCTACGTTCCGATCAGCAAACTGATGAACACGACAAAAGCGGTCCAGCTGACGCTGCGTGGATCCATGCAGTGCATGCAGCCCGACACCGCTGAGACCGGCTACTATCCGATCAAGGTCGTGGTCAAGGGCAAGGCGTCCAGCACAAAGCTGGGTAAGCTTGAGAACGGAAAGAAGATGGAGCCGGAAGTCGAGCTCGAAATTCTGTACATCAAGGTCGTCATCGACGGTACGACAGTGATCGAGCTTGACAAGCTCAACTTCACGTACATCCTGAACGGCAAAGACATGCTGGCAGAGATCAAAAAGCAGATCTGATTCATAAAACCTAATATGGAGGGTAAACACAATGGCGGAAAAAAACACGACGAAGGGAAACGACAAGATCCTGAAACTTTCAAAGACATATCAGTTTGAAGGCAACAACATCTCGGAGATCGACCTCAGCAGGCTGGAAGACATGACCGCGGCGGATATGATCGCGGCTCAGAAGATCCTGACCGCGAACGGGTCGGTCTCGATCATGCCGGAGAACAGTCTCGAGTACGCGTTGATTCTGGCGGCCAGGGCAACCGACCAACCGGTGGAGTTTTATCAGTCGCTCACGATGCGCGATGCCATGAGAGTGAAAAACAGAGTCTCGGGTTTTATCTTCGGAGGGGGATCAGATTAAGCGATCTGGCAGACCTTCGAAAGCTCTGCCTTACCCTCTGTATTAATTTAAAGACAGGCCTGGATTTTTTCTACGGCCTGTCTCTTTTTGACTTAATAGACCTTTGCAGCGATCTTCAGGAGGTAACCAAAGAGCTCAATGGCAAGTGAATATAAAATAGCGATCCACATCGCCGGCGAACTTGAGAAGAGCTTCGGATCGTCGATCCAGGGCGCGCAGCAGGGCATCGCGTCCCTCGCCGGCGGCAAAATCCTGGGCGGGATCAAGACACTCGGAAGAGTTGCGGTGAACTCCATGGTCGCGGCTGGAGCCGCGATCGGCGCTGCAGGGGTTTACAGCGTAAACACCGGTCGAGAATTTGAGGCAGCGATGAGTTCCACTGCTGCCACCGCGGGTGCGTCCGCGGAAGAATACGAGAGACTTCGAGATGCGGCCATGGAGATGGGCCGCACAACATCCAAGACCGCTACCGAAAGCGCACAAGCGCTCGAATATATGTCCTTGGCAGGTTGGAGCGTAGATGATTCCATAGCATCGCTCCCCGGCATCCTCCGCCTATCAGAGGCGAGCGGGATGGACCTGGCCAGAACTTCGGATCTGGTCACCGACTCGATGTCAGCAACGGGAACTTCCATCGGAGAGCTGGACACGTACCTGGACATCTGTGCGAGAGCACAGAACAAATCAAACCAGACGGCCGAGCAGATGATGGAAGCATACATCGGAGTCGGCGGCGTCCTGAATAACTTAGGCGTTCCGTTGACAGAGTCCGGAGCTGCACTGGGTGTCCTCGCGAACCGAGGCATCAAAGGCAGCGAGGCAGGAACTGCTCTGAACGCGATCATGACCAACCTGACAACCGGCACGGGACAAGCCGGAAAAGCGATGGAGGCGATCGGCGTCTCCGCTTTTGATTCGGAGGGAAATTTCATCGGTCTCGAGGAAACACTTCGATTGGTAAACGATGCCACGAAGAACATGACCGAGGAGGAGCGGAATGCCACGCTTGCTGCGATTGGAGGCAAGCACCACGTCAAAGATCTGAATGCTTTGATGGCGGGACTGAACGAAACAAACGAAGAAGGCGTCTCTGAATGGAATGCCCTGGAAGGGGAACTGCAAAATTCAAAAGGCGCCCTCGAGACGATGGCGGAGACGAAGCTCGACAACCTGAATGGCGATCTGGCCATCCTGACGTCAAGCCTTCAGGATCTCGGGATCCGGGGCTACGAGCTTATGCAAGGACCGCTGCGAGGTGCCGTTCAGTGGGCAACGGACGAAGTGTACAAGCTCTCAGACGCAATGACCGAGGGAGGATTTGATGGATTCGCATCAACCCTCGGCGAAGTGCTGTCAGATGCCGTCGTGCAGGTTGCGACATACGCGCCGCAATTTGTCGAGGCAGCGACGACACTAATCTCCAGCTTCCTGACCGGAATCACGGACAACGCGGACCAGATCGGAGAGGGCGCTGCGCAAACAGCTGGCGCCCTGATCATCGGTCTGATCCAGACGGTCCCTCAACTGATAACAACCGGACTGGTTCTCCTTAAGTCCTTCCTCGCCGGAATAGAGACGCAGCTTCCGACCATCATCGAGAAGGGAAAAGAAGGAGCGCAGAACCTGATCACGGGGATCCAGGAAAACCTGCCGCAAATCATAACATCCGGAATCAACATCATCCTGCAGCTCTGGCAGGGAATGGGTACGATTCTGCCGCTCCTGATCGTCGGTGGAGCCCAGATCATCGGCGAGGTGCTCTCCGGAATCGGACAGCGCATGCCGGAGATCATAACGGCCGGCGTGCAGATGACCGGTCAGGTTCTGGTCGGCTTAGTGCAGGGCCTGCCCTATATCATCCAGGGCGGCATGACGCTGATCGTTGGACTGGCGGAAGGAATCATTCAAAACCTGCCGACCATCATCCAGACGGCGATCACCATAATTCAGTACCTGGTCGACACATTCGTTCAGAATTTGCCTCAGATCCTGACGATCGGAATGCTGATCCTGTTGCAGCTCGCGCAAGGGATCGCAGAGAACATTCCGACCATCGTTCAGGCAGGCATTGACATCATCGGCAAGCTCGGAAGCGCAATAATTGAGAACCTCCCGACGATTCTGGTTTACGGCGCGCAAATCATCGGCACGCTGGCAATCGGAATCCTGCAGGGCATTGCGACGCTGATCACATCGATCCCGAGTCTGATCGGACAGCTCGCGGAAGCGATATTCGAGATCGACTGGGGCGAAGTCGGAACGCAGATGCTCGAGGGTATCAAGGCCGGATTCATGGCGGCATGGGACGCTCTCGTCAGCACGGTAACGGACGCATGGGTCGCCTTCAAAGCTCAGTTTTTTGGAGGCGGAGAGACATCCAGCGGCGACACGCTCTCGACCAACTGGTACGAAACGACCAATCAGCGGACCGGCGAAGTCGGATATGCACAGATGGGTGACTCCTCCGGGATGGTTTACACGAGAGAGCAGGCCATCAAGGCTGGCGGCTTAACTCCTGGCAATGAGAAGGCGCAGGAAAAGGAACAGGAAACCACGAACGCTGTGAACGCAGCAAAGCAGAAGGCAGAAGAATCTGCTGCTGCAGCACAGCAATGGAAACCTGACTTCGGAAAGATGTACAAGTCCGGAGAAGAGGCCGGAACCGAGTACGGGAACGGCATCACCGACAGTATCATGCAGAACGCTCAGCAGCAGGCCGACGCAATGAGTCAGACGACGACGCAGGGCGCGACACAGTCCTACGATGACATGATCGCTCAACTGCAGGCTCAGGTCAGCGGTGGAACAGGACTGCAGCAGGTCGGATCAGAAGCAGGAACGCAGGTCGGAAATGATCTGCAGGAATCCATCAACACCGCGCTCGCATCGCTCGGATCCGGACAGGGAGCAACCGTCGACACGGCGTCCCTGATGTCCGGATTAACCTCCGGAATGAGCACAGAAGGATCGAATGCAGGACAGCAGCTTCTTCAGAGCTTCAATCAGGGAACCGCAAACCTTCCGGCAGATCTAACCACAACCGGGACATCGGCGATGGAAGGCCTGAATGGAGCGGTCGAAGCCGGAGGCGCTCAGGCAACCGGCACCGCTCAGACGTCTGCAAGTCAGGTCGTCGCAGCGTTCGAAGGACTGAGCGGATCATTGTTCAGCAGCGGCCGGAATGCAATCCAGGGATTCGTGAACGGCATGAACTCCATGGCGGGCGCCGTGCAGGCAACCGCTGCAAGCATCGCACAAGCAGCGGCGAACACGATCAACAACGCCCTGAAGATCGGATCCCCGTCAAAGCTCCTGGAACAGACAGGTGCGTTCACTGGTGAAGGCTTCGCACAAGGCCTCGCCGGGACGGAGGGCATGATCAGAGAGGCGGCCTCCGACGCGATCGGAGGCGTCACCGGACAGACGCTCACCGGAAACAGAAGCAGCGTGATCGGATCCACCATGCAAAGCATGGGCAAACAGATCACTCAGCCGGAGAGCGGGGCCGGAGGAACGATGACAGTGACGTATGCACCGACCTACCAGATCAACGGCAACGGCCTGACAAAGGACGATGTCGTGAAGGCAGGAAGGATCACACAGTCAGAGTTCGAAAAGATGATGAAACAGTACACAAAGAACCAGGGCCGACTGGCCTTCGCATAAGGGAGAGGACATGGCCAAGCAGTACGTCACGTCCCAGGGAGAAACCTGGGATCAGATCGCCTTCGAGATATTCGGAGACGAATCCTACATGAAGGAACTGATCGAGGCGAACCCGGACTACACCGGGGTCTTCTCCTTTGAGGGCGGGATCCTCCTCGACATACCTGACATCACCGGCGACGAAATCGACGACGCGCTTCCGTTCTGGCGGACACAGACCGATGAGGAAATGGACGAAGCGGAAGAGGGCGTCGATGAATACGCTGACGATGATGAAGACGAGGACGAGGAGGGCGACGAAGAAGAAGAGGACGAAGACGAAGACGACTCCGAGGAGGACGAAGATGAGTGAACCGAGAAAAGCGAGAGCGAACCTCAGCTTCAACGGCAAGAACGTCACGACCACCCTGGAAGATTACCTGCAGTCGGTCGAGTATACAGACATCGCTGACGGAAGCAGCGATGAGATCTCTATCGAAGTCCAGGATTCGGATCTGAGATGGATGAATGGCTGGGCGCCAAAAAAAGGCGACCTGATCTCCGGAAAGTTTCAGTTTTCAAACTGGAATCAGGAAGGCGACAACTTCAATCTGACATGCGGGGACTTCGTTCTGGATCAGATCAAGTTCAACGGAGGACCGCGTACACTGAAGATGAACGCGGTCGCCGTCCCTGCCTCCGCGAGCTTCAAGACGCGGGACCGGACGAAGACCTGGAAGAAGATCACGATCAGGAAGATCGTCCGACAGATCGCGAGACGGTACAAGCTCAGCTACAGCTACGACGCCGCCTCGATCAAGATCACGAAGCTGGAACAGAGCAGCAAAACGGACTGTTCGTTCCTCGCGGACCTCTGCAAAAAGTACGGACTCGGTATGAAGATCTTCCGGAACCGGCTGATCATATATGACAAGGGACGCTACGAGAAGCACGCCTCCGTTGCGACGCTGGAACCGAAGGACTTCGTGGACGATGACTGGGACTACGATTCTGACATTCAGGGCACGTACACCGGGTGCCGTATCACATACAAGACCACCAAGAAGAAAAAGAAAAAGAAGAGCGTCAGTACTTACGTCGGGTCGAAGAGCGAGAACGCGAGCGGCGCGAGGACAAAGAAGCTGAACCAGCAATGCGGATCCGTGAAGGAAGCTCGGCTGGTGGCGGCTGCAGAAGTCAACCGTTCGAACGAACAGGCGGACGTCCTGTCCGGAATAATCATGGCGAACTCGAAGATCTGTGCAGCCTCTGTCGTGACGCTGAAGGGATTCGGAAAATTCGACGGGCGCTACTTCATAGACAAGAGCAAGACAGGAATCACTGCCGGCGGGGCAAAGCAGAGCATCGAGATGCACAAGGTGCAGACACGCATCGCCGCGACGGCTACCAAGAAGAAAAAGAAAAAGAAGAAAAAGAAGAAATGAGGTAAAGCCGGATGGATGAGAACCTGATCAGAATCGGATCCGTATCGAGCATCAACTACGAGGACGGAACGATCCGCGTGACATACGAAGACCTCGACGATGCGGTGACGGACGACTTCCCCGTTTTGCACTTCGGCGGGAAATACAAGATGCCGGAGATCGGAGAGGACGTGCTCGTGCTTCATCTCTCCAACGGGACTGAGGTCGGGTTTGTGGCTGGATCCTACTGGACGGACGACGATCCGCCGGCCTTCTCAGGGCCGGGAGTTTTCCTTCAGGAATTCGCAGCGATCGCCGGCGTTGCGTATGCGCTTTATAAGGACAAGAAACTGCGGATCAAAGCTCCACAGATCATCTTAGAGACGGACGCCGGAGAGGTGGACGTCGACACGCTGATCGAGGCAGAGACATGAGGTAGGGACCATGGCAAAGAAGAAAAAGAAAAAAAAGAAAAGCCTGGCAAAGAGCAAGGACAAGAATCTCCAAAAGCTGCATGAAAAGCAGCTGAAAAAAGCTGAGGCAAAGCAGCAGAAGAAGATCGCTGCGAGGATAGCCGATGGAATACGACAACAGTCCCTGAATAAAGCGAAGGCGTATGGAACCGCGACCGCGGCATCGCCGGGAACGTTCGGTGCCTTCGGAGACAGTATCGTGTTCCGGGTGAATGATCCGTACAACGAAAAAGGAAACCGCTCCGTCGTAGTGCCGTCCAAGCTCGAAAGACAGAGCCGCGGACGATGGACGACGTACAACTTGCTCGGGAAAAAACCGAAGAGGAGCTTCGAAGGTCCGGACTCAAAGTCTATCGTCTTGAGCATCACACTCGATGCCGATCAGGGCGTGAACCCGCGGAAGACATTCGACAATATCATCAAAGCGATCGAGAAGGGATCCGTCGAGTTCCTCGTGATCGGTGGAAAGAGCCTCGGGAAATACTGCATCGAGAGTATGGGCGATACCTGGGAGAGATTCTTCCAGGGCGGCGGCCTGACACGGGCAACCGGAGAGCTCACGTTCACAGAATACGCATGAGGAGAAAACCATGATCACATCAAATCAGATCCGGATCGAGGCGGACGATGACATGACGCTCCTGCAGAAGTACGACAAGAGGTTGCGGTCACTGATCCTGACGCCGGAAGGGACGATGATCGGGAACCGTGACTTCGGAATCGACTTCGATCTGATCAGCATGCAGCCGATCCAGGCGGCGAACTTCCTCGCAATGCAGCTGGAACAGAAGATCACCCGGTACATTCCGGAGATCAAGGTCATCAGCGTAGACACGGAAACCGACTCACCTGAAGGGCGGGTCATCTTCAGAATCAGAATCGGGAGAGCATAAACCATGATAAAAGAGATAGAAAATCTGCCGGACATTTCCTTCATTGAGAACAAGACGCTCGCCGATGTGCGCGCCGAGATGACCGCTCGTTTTCAGGAACGGTACGAAGAACTGACCGGCACAAAGAAGACGCTGGCTCGAGCGGATCCGATCACGCTCTTAATATATGCAGCCGCCGCACAGATATATCAGGGTTACCTTTATATCGATAAAGCCGGCAAGATGGACCTTCTCAAGTACACGTATGGGGAGTATTTGGACAACGGTCCTGCTGCACTAAAGGGACTGGAGAGAGAGGAAGCAGAGCCAGCTGTCGTGACCGTCCGCTTCACCCTTTCCGCCGTGCAAGCGGGCGCGATCGGCATTCCGGTCGGCACGCAGGTCTCGAACGGGGACATCTACTTCGTGAACGAAGAGTACGCGGAGATCCCGGCGGGGAGTCTCTACGCTGATGTGGAGATGACCTGCCTGACAGACGGAACCGCCGGAAACGGAATCGCGATCGGGGACCTGAACGTCCTCGTGGATCCGCTGCCGTACATCGAGGAAGTGGCGAACATTACCGAGACGGCCGGAGGCGTTGACGTGGAATCGGACGACTCGCTCAAAGAGAGAGTCTACCTCGCGCCGGCGAGCTACAGCACGGCCGGACCGGAGGACGCCTACATCTACTGGGCGAAAGAATACAGCAACGACATCGTCGATGTCGCGGTATCATCGCCCGACGCTTCAGAGGTCAGCGTCCTGATCATGATGACCGGAGGTGCGCTGCCGACGACAACTCAGATCGAAGGCCTGCAGGACTACCTGGACGACGAAGAGATCCGGCCGCTTACCGACCAGGTAACCGTGGCCGCTCCGGACACGACCTCGTACAGCATCACCCTGACCTACTACATCGGGATGAGCAACAAAGCAAAGGCGACGACGATCCAGGCGGAAGTCGCTGCCGCGGTTCAGGCATACAAGGTCTGGCAGCAGAGTAAGATCGGCCGCGACATCGTACCGGATCAGCTGATCAACATGATCATCGCAGCCGGAGCAAAGCGCGTGGTTCTGACGGCGCCGGTTTACACGACGGTAGCGGACGACCACGTCGCGATGATTTCCGGAACGCCGTCCGTGACTTATGGAGGGCTCGAAGATGATTAATCTGAAGGACGGCCTCATTTCAGATCACTGGCCACACCCGGACGAAGAGACGCAGGCGTTCGCGTACGCCTTGAAGATGGCGATCAGCGATCTCGTATCGTACGCAGACCGGACGCAATGCTACTCAGCGGTGGAGAAGCTCGACAACGACACGCTGGACCTACTCGCGGTCGAGCTCCGCGCTGCCGGATATGATCAGTCCTACGACCTCGAGATCAAGCGGAAGGTCATCAAGGCAGCGCTCATGGCCTGCTCGCAGGCAGGAACAGCCGCCGCGGTGAAGGCCTTCGTGAACTCCGTTTATTCAGAATCCGAGGTCGATGAGTGGTACGAGTACGGAGGCGATCCAGGGCACTACCGGATCGGATTCGTGATTGACGGCCAGCTTCAAACGATCCCCATCATGTCAGCCGATGAGATGTACGAGTTTCTCCGGAGAATCAACCGGCTCAGTGCCCACCTGGACGGCGTCTCCTACATAATCAGGCATCGAATCGAGCTCGGCGTCGGGGTGAGTTTGTATCAAATCAGCCCGCCTTTCTGCGGGACAATATACTGCGGGACATATCCCGAAGAAAAGACACGCGGCTACAGTGTGCAGCCCGGGATTAATATCGGAGCCGATCCCGGAGGACATACGGCCGATCCTCCGATCACAGGAACCGTCCCTGAGACGGCTACGATCGGAGGCAGCCTGAGAGCATCGCTTGTTTCGGATCCGGAGACTCTGCAAAGAGTCGCCGACGCTTCCGAGTCAGGAACCATCTACTGCGGTACAATGCCGAGATGAGATCCGAAGAACAAGCGCAATCAGGAGCAACCGAGAAGGCTCTGAGATGATCGAAGCTGGCACCTAATAACAGTCACTTCAGGAGGAGAAGACGATGAGTTTTTACACTTCAAACTTTCTCAGCAAGCGCCGCGGCGAACTGCTCCGGGCGATCGGCCGGTTTGAATACCAGCTGAACAACGGGACATGGAGACAGGACGCGACGATCAATGAGAAAAAGATCGAGAACGACGCGGTCGTCTGCTACGTGAGCATTCCGAACACAGCAGCCGCGGCGGACGTGATCACAGGGGCAAGAGTCTACGATGCAAACGGTGCGCTCGCCGGGTCGCAGACAATCAGCCTGAACCGGACAAGCACACAGACCGGCCTTCTCCGGTTCGAGTTCCCTCTGGTCGAGGGGTAAAAGGAAGGGGGAGATCCAATGTACAAACGCACCTATTGGAAGGATCTCGTCGTCGACCAGGACGGAACCGTGATCCAGCAGGGAACGCTCCAGGATCAGGAACACTTCAACAACCTGGAGCTCGGAATGTCCGACGCGCACCTCGCACAGGCAATCCTTCAGATTGGAGACAATCAGAATGGCTTCGAGGACGCGGCGGAAGTAAAGCAGGTAACGCTGACCGGATCCGGAGCGTGGCCGTTCAATAATTCCGAATACACGGTAGCTCTGAGCGACCTTCGGAACACGACGAACTACACGGTCGATGTCTATGTACGCAGCTACAGCGGCGGCCTGCTTGGAGACATTATCGTCTCCAACAAAGCTCTCAATGGATTCAAGATCAGACACGACGGCAGCGCGAACACGGTGAACCTGACGCTCGTGGTCAGAGGAGGAATGACGGTATGATTATAGAAGAAGTCAATCAGGGGACAAAGATCGACTACACGGTCCGCACCCGGAAGATCACATTCGCGGACACAATCCTTCTGAATCTCGCGAAATATCAGAGAGACTGGGTCGTCACCATCGACATCATGGTCGACGCGGAAGGATTCCTGGCTGTAACAACTAATGGCCGGCGCTACGTCGCTGAGCTGATCCTCCCGCCGATCGAGTACACCGAAGAAGAGGTAACGGTGATCGGAGAGGACGAACAGGAAGAGACACGGACGGAACGCACCGCTCAGCCGCTCGACATGGACAAAGTCACGCTGAGACTGTGGAGCATCGACGGCCTGATCTTCGAAGACGAAGACGATGAGTAAAGAGGAGGAAAAACAAAAATGGCAGGTTTTGAACTTTCAGATCTCGCTCTTCAGAGCGTGATGCCAGGAAACAAGCTGATCACGGACGACAAGGAAATGCCGTCCATTATGGTTTACATCCCAAAGTTCCAGCTGAAGGACGTCCTGAACACGGACGACACTTCCGTGCATCCGGCCTTCAAGATCAATGGCACGGAACGCGACGGATTCTGGGTTGGGAAATACCAGAGCATGGAAGGAAACAACGGAAGGATGTACAGCCTCCCCGGCCAGAACGTGAAGCATACGCTCGGACTGGACGCCTTCGTCAGCAGATCCGCGGCAAAGGGCGCTGGCTGGCATGAGATCACCGCTGCAGAGTGGGCAGCGCTCGCGCTCTGGTCAAAGAAGAACAACACGATGCCACTCGGAAATAATAACTACGGCAAGGACACCACCGAGTCAGTGTACAAGGCGATCCCGGACAACGTCGATGCGACACATCACGCAGTCAGAGTTAAAACCGGAACCGGTCCGGTCAGCTGGAGCCACAACCATGCGCTCGACGGAGTATGGGATCTGAACGGAAACGTCAACGAATGGTGCACGGGCTTCAGACTGGTAAAAGGCGAGGTCCAGATTATCAAGGACAACGACGCTGCAGACAGCAGCAAAGATCTCTCCGCGACATCATCGCTCTGGAAGGCGATCGACGCGACGACAGGCGCCCTGATTGATCCGAACGGATCAGGGACCACAACGAACAGCGTCAAGCTCGACTACGTAAGCAACACCACATGGAAGTACGGGATCACCGCTCCGACATACGGCACCGGTGGCAAAGGATGCACCTTCGGAACAGTGGACTGCACGGCCGACATCGGCGCTGCGGCAAAGCTGCTTCTGAGAGCGCTGGCCATGCTGCCGGACGACGGAGCCCAGGCTTCGGATTATAGTGGCGATTATTTCTACGCAGACGCGAGTGCAGATGAGCGCTGCCTGTCTCGGGGCGGCTACTACATCAATGCCGGAGATGCCGGCGTCTTCTACGCGAACCTCAGTTACGGCCGTACGGGTACGCGCGACCTTCTGGGCGGGCGCCTCGCTTATTCCGAAGCACTTGACTAACTGATGGACGCCCGCGGGTTAGCGGGCGTCCCGTACATACCAGCAGGAAAAGACCAGATGACAAACGATGACATGCGGAACGAACTGAAGAACGAACCGGAGAAACGGACTCGTCCGGAACCGCTCTACATCCATGAGAAGTTCACTGAGATGTTCGCGTACGGCTATCGGCTCGCGTGTAAGTTCGACAGAAGACAGAAGGAACTCGGCGACGAAATCCGCGCATGCATGCTGCGGATCGACCGGCTGATCATACGGCTAGAAAAGAGCCACGTCAAAAAGACGACGACGGAAGACATCGACGTCGAGATTAGCCTGCTGCAGGATCTCGTGAACCTCGCGGCGGAGCCGGACTTCTACCACGTCTACCAGGACAAGAACTTCAAGCCGGCGCTGAACAAACATCAGAAGGAAGTCTGGTCGAGAAAAATCGCAGAGATCGGACGGATGGTCGGCGGCTACATCAAGAGCCTGCGCGAGCAGCACGTCCGGTTCAACAAGGGCCCTGACTAATAACGCGCCCGTCGCTGCCTGTATCGGGGCGGCAACTACAACAATGCCGGAAATGCCGGCGTCTTCTACGCGAACCTCAATAACGGCCGTACGAATACGAACGACAATCTGGGCGGGCGCCTCGCTTTGCTGAAGGTATCCGGAAGTAAGGAACCGCATCCAAATAAAGAGACGGCAATCCTTCGGCCTTCGGAAAAGGAGTCAGGGAACCTTCCGTCGGGACTTTTCCCGGACGGAGAAGTGATCGCTGCTCTGAAGGCGGAAACGTCACGCAGAGCAAAAACAACAAAAAGGAGTCTGATTCGATGGAAACGCTCGGAGATGGCTCCTTCTCTTTGGTTTCAGATTACGAACATCTGCTGCAAGCATACATGGATGCCAGGAAGGGGAAGCAATACCGGAGAGAGGTGGCCAGGTTTTCCGAATACGCGGATCTTTATCTCCTCGAGATCGAGGAACGCCTGAAGGACGAGACCTACGAGTTCGGACCATACAGAAGGCTCTGGGTTTATATACCGAAGCGGAGAATGGTCATGGCGCTGCCGTTCCCGGACCGCGTCGTTCAGTGGAGCATTTACAACCTGATCAATCCGTACTTTGACAGGCGGATGATCGAGGACAGCTACGCATGCAGAGAAGGAAAAGGATCCACAGCTGCAGCGCTCCGTCTCCAGAACTGGCTTCGGAAAGCAAAGCGCCGGCCAGGGCGATGGTACATCTTAAAACTGGATATTTCAAAGTACTTCTACCGCGTCGATCATGCAGTCCTCCTCGAGATCCTCGGGAGGCATATTAAGGACGCAAAGCTGATGAGGCTGCTCGACAGGATCATCAACAGCACCGACGAACCGTTCGGGCTGCCGCGTGGCATGGGCCCGGACGACGTGACGGACGACGAATGGATCTTCGACGTCGGCATGCCGATCGGCAACCTGACAAGCCAGCTGTTCGCGAACATATACCTGAACGAGCTCGATCAGTTCGTGAAGCACGAGCTGAAGATTAATGAATTCGTCAGGTATATGGACGACATCATCGCGCTGGCACCGGACAAAGAGACGGCAAGGGAAAACTGGATCCAGATCGAGCGGTTCCTGAAAGAAAAGCTCCATCTGGAACTGAACAGGAAGACCGCGATCATCCCAGTCGAAAAGGGAGTGGAGTTCGTCGGAATACAGATCACCGCACAGCGGATGCATCTTCGGAAATCGACAGTCGGAAGAATGAAGCGGGAGACGCGGTTCCTGACAAATGAAGTGCTGGACGGAAATATTAGCCGCGAGAAGTACCAACGACACATGACAAGCATCTACGGCCTGACCGCGCACGTAGACAACAAGAACCTGAAGGCCCGCCTGGACGCGATCACCGCGCCGGCGATGGAGGGACAAACCGATGGACAGATGAAAGATGAGACATCTCAAAAGGCGAAAGAATAGATTTTTCTGCAGATATTACTCGAGAGCGGACCTGCTCTGTTTCTTTGACGCAACGCCATGCGACGGAAGGAACTGCGACAAGGGCGTCTTCGGATGCTGCCGGTTCTGCAAATCGTATCACATCCCACCAGGACAACGACCATGCTCGAGGTGCATTCATCTGCCGGAATACTTAAGACAACCACAGGAAAGAAGAGAGGAAGCAGAAAATGCTGGACGCACTGACAAAAGGGTACATCAAGCCGGAGGACGTGATCACCTGGCTAATCCTCATGGCTTTATTCATGATCGCCATGGGTAAGATCTGGCCGTCGATCAAGAGTAAGGTCATGAAGGACGCCTCGATCGAGAGCGTGCCCGCTCAGATCAAAAAGGTGAACGCCCGGGTCGATAAGGTCGAGGAGAAGCTCGACCGGGACTACGAGTCGATCAATGAGATCAAGCGGGAGCTCCGGAGACAGGGAAAAGAAAACGAAGATTCGCTCGAGGAGAGGCAGCTGCTTATGTCGTCCATGCTTGCCGTCCTGGACGGCCTGCAGCAGCTCGGCACCAACGGAAAGACGAAGGAAGCTCAGGAAGAACTGCAGAAGTACATCAACAGAAAGGCACACACAAGCCATGGCACCGAGACGAACCAAGAAACTCAGTAAGCTGGACAAGTATCTGATTTTTTGTATCGCGGTCCTGATCGCATACACGGTCGCCGAGATCATAACGGCGACGATGACCGGCATCGAGCACTCCACGTTGACCACGTGCCTGTTCTCGGCGTTCGGCGGGGAGTTTTTAATGGCGGCGCTGATCAAGATCTTCAACATCAAGAGCGGAAAGGACAATGAAAATGGATAAACTCACATCAAGGAAATTCCTCCTGTCCCTGGCGGCCTTCCTCGGATCCGTCGGAACATCGATCGCCGGGTGGACGATCGTGAAGGATGAGAAGGTCGTGATCTTCGGAATGATCTGCGCGATGCTCAGCTCCGGGATATACGCGGCATGCGAGGCGATGGTCGACTCTGCCAGCGCCGGATCCCAGGTCACGACAAGACAGATCACCGAGGTGACGACAACGAACAAGTCCACGAACACGAACCTCCAGAAGGATCTGGTCGCGGAAGCACAAATGAAAGCAGGGCAGAACAATGAGCAAGGAAATCTGGGACCATCTGATTAAATCAGGAATGACGCCGGCCGGAGCCGCCGGCATGATGGGCAACCTCCATGCGGAGTCCGGACTGATCGCAAACCGCGTCGAGATCCTCTGCCTGAAGAGGCTGAAGGAACATGGCAAAATATACACCGACGCGACGTACACCGCGTTCGTCGATGACGGAACGATCAGCAAGGAAGAGTTCCTGCACCCGCTGCCAGGAAAGCAGTATGGGTACGGCCTCGCGCAATGGACAAGCCCAGGAAGGAAGTCGGGATTATATGACCTCTGCAAGAGCCGCAAGGTCTCGATCGCGGACCTGAAGACGCAGCTGGACTGGCTGATCACCGAGCTGAAGAGCTCCTACCAGAGCGTGTGGAAGGCGCTCACATCTTCAGATTCCGTTTATAACGCGGCGGAGATCGTCCTGAAGAAGTTCGAATGCCCGGCGGACACGAGCGCTGCTGTCGTCAAGACGCGCGCGGAATACGGGTACAGCTACTACAACAAGTACGCCGGAACCACGACAGCGGCGCCGGCGGCCACCACACAGAAAGAGAGCAAGAACATGACGGTAGCAGAGAAAGCCCTGCAATGGGCAATCGGAATCGCAAACGATCAGAGCCACGGGTACAGTCAGCAGAATCGATGGGGACCAGACTACGACTGCAGCAGCCTCGCGATTGAGTCGTACCGGAAAGCGGGCGTCCCGATCGACCTGAATCAGGTATGCTACACAGGAAACATGCAGCAGCTGACGAAGTTCGGATTCAAAGACGTGACCAGTTCCGTGAACCTGAACACCGGAGCTGGGCTACAGAAGGGCGACATTCTGTACTACCATATCAGCGGGACGAACGGCCACACCGCGCTGTACGCTGGCAACGGCCAGATCGTCCACGCGCGCGGCCAGAGCTACGGATCCTCGAAGACCGGCGACCAGGGAACTGAGATCGCGGTCACGGCATACAGCAGATCCAAATGGCAGCACGTCCTTCGGTACGGCGGAGGCGCGGCGGCGTCCTCCGGATCCGGAGCAGCGGCAACTCCTGCGGCGCCCGCGGTCAAGCGGTACGCAGTCAGCACTCAGATGCCGATCATCAAAAAGGGCTCCATCGGGAGAGCCGCAAAGGTCTGGCAGACAATCATCGGCGTGGATGCGGACGGAGAGTTCGGCCCGAATACGCACAATGCGACGATCCAGTTCCAGAAGGCAAATGGACTGACGGCAGACGGAGAAGTCGGACCGCAGACCTGGGCAGCAGGACTGGGATCCATAACCTGATTCAGAGCACAAAAAATGGCCGGGGAGGTGATCCCCGGCCGGCTCTTTTTTTTATTCAGATGACCTCGATCGCGCCGGAGGAATCAACGACAGCCTCCTGGATCTTTTGATATGTGATCCCGCCGTAGGTATAACCGCTATCGTGGCTCAGGATCACACGCGCCTCCTGATCGCAGCCTTCCAGGAATTCGATCAGGTCGCCAACCGTCATGGTTTCCTTTCGCATCATCATCGATCCTTCGAAGAAATCATCAGCTCCGTAGCACTCGCGAACCGCATCGATCAAAACAATTTTTCTATCCATTTCTCCACCTTTCCACCGGAAGCCGCCGGCCCTTTCCTATTTTTCCTCGATAAAGACAATCAGTCCAGAATTCCAGGGATTATTCCGCTCTTCCCGTTCCCATCTCCGCCGGCAGGCCTCCGCCGCTTCTTTGCTTTTGAATCCACCGTACAGCCCGCCTTTGTTATTTTTCACATAATACCTGCAGCCGATCCGCTTTCCATACGCCTCTGTAGAAGCCCTGCTCATCATGCCCGAGTCCTCCTTTCAAACCGCCTGGCTGATCGCCCAGGCAATCGCGTGACCTTCATCTTCGAATTCAACCTCACTGGCGGCCCGGAGACCGATGAAGCCTTCGCAGGAGAGATCATCATCCAGATGCTCGTAGACCGCACCAAACCAACAAGGCTTATTTCTTCCGGTATAATAGTAGCCTGCCAGGAGAACCGCTTCCCCATAGTTCAGAACCGTGCTCCAGCTGCATTCGAGATCCTCCGAAGTGGAGTGAGCCGGGAGCCTATAAGTTTTCACCGCGTTCTCGATCGTCATGATCAAATACCTCCTTTATGCTTTCTTCGCTTTCGCACCGTCCGCCTTACCCATCAGGTAAGCCTGCTCGAGCATTTCCTGGAGCGAGCAGATGCCGATCTCCGGGAAGTCTTCCTCGTCGTTGTTCCGGCCGTCGATCCCGCCGCGGCAATCCAGGCTGTAAGAGGCCTTCATCGCGATCTGCTCCAGCGCCCGCAGCGTTTTCTTGCTGATCCCCTGAACCTTGCTATCTTCGTACTTCATCGTCCGCACCTCCGTATATTTTTGATGGTTAAACTATAACTCTGAGACATAAAAACATCAAGTATTTTATAACAAAATGAGCGCCGTAAAGTGCACAAAAAAAGAGCCCAGGCTTAGTGTAGTATGCCAGGACTCAACTAGATCAGTTTTCAGAATCCGCGGACCTGAGAGAGACCGGATCCGTGCCGGCCTTCGGCTGGATAAACAGATCGAAGACCTGCCGCGGAGTTAAGCGGTACCGCTCCTGGATCCCGATCACATGGCGGAGCGTCCAGGACTGGCGCCCGTTCCAGATCGGGGAGAAGTTCGCGTAGGCCATACCGAGAGCGGCGGCCAGGTCCTTCTTTTTATCCCCGTGCTTTTTCATCAGCTCGTCCAGCATCGGACGGTTAAAAGGAATCACATCAACTGCCATAAATAACCACCTTTCTGCCGGGATCCGCCCGGCGCGGTTCGCTGTTCTTTCAGAACATACCCTGCTGCATCAATGATGGTTAGACTATAACTCCGAACGGCAAAAATCATCAAGTATTTTATAAATAAATAATGCACAAAGAAGGGCGGCATGATTTGTTCAGTATGCCGGATTCAATCGAGACTCTATCAAGGATCCAACGAGCGCTGGTGCGCAGAAAGTGCGCAGAATTAAGTGCGATAAAGCAGGATAAGTAGTATAATGGAAACACGGAAGTCGCATAAATAAGGACTCCACGGGATAATGCGAGAATTTCAGGTTCCACCCCTGGGCATAAAATGAAAAGCCGGAGATCCAGTAAAATCAAGGGTCTCCGGCTTTTTCATGCCTCAAAGTGCGCAGCAGGTGCGCAAAAATTATTCAAAATCAAATGATCGACACTTCCCGCACCGCATCGTAGTCCATCTGGCGGCGCTTTTCCGTAACGTGAAAATAAATATCCCGGGTGATCTGGCTATCATGATGACCAAGACGACGCGAGACAACCTCGAGCGGGACGCCGGCCTCAACGAAGAGCGCCGTCATTGTATGTCGCATCACGTGGCTGGTGACGCGCCGGCCGAGAATATCCTCGCTGCGTTCCTTCAAATATTTTTCATAAACATCGTAACAGCAGAACTGACCATCATGCGTCGCAAAGAGGAGCTCGCTGCGGTGACCGAACTCCATGGCGCGCCGCCTGGAGAATGCGAGGAGCTGCCGGCAAAACGCGAGTAGGTCGTCCTGCATATACACGTCCCGAACAGAATCGAAGGTCTTCGGAGAGGTGACCTCAAGCGTTTTATGGTTCAGGGTTTTCGAGACATGGATCAGGCGCTGGTCGAGATCCAGATCGGACCAAAGCAGGGCAAGCGCCTCGCCGATCCGGAGGCCAGAGAGTACGAGGAACCGCGTGAGGTGATGCCAGATCGTCACGGTCAGCCCATCGAGGAGGAGCTCCAGCTCCTCGCGTTCCAGATATTTCTCCGAAACCTTCTCCCGCTCGGTTTTATCCGGGAGGAGCTTCAGCTTCGCCGCAATATTATCGCACAGGTCGTTTTCATACGCCCACCGGAGCATCGCACGCAGGCGAATCAGATAATTATTGATAGAACCGGGTTCTTTTTCCGTAGCAAGCAGCTTCGACATGATCCAGCCGGCGGACAGACGATCCATCAGGACATCATCGCCGATCAGGCCGGTGACGGTATCCAGGACGATCTGGTTCCTGGTATAGGTGGAGTCCTTCACGGTTTTTTTCTGATAATCAAGGTACGCCTTCTTCGTCTTCGCAAGAGAGAGAACCGGACGCGACTCCTGCGGATCCTCGGCCTGAGCTGCTGCGATCTTAGCAGAGAGAATGGTCGACGCTTTGTTCCTTGCCTGCGGCGTATCGCGATCCATGGTAACCGAGACAATTTTATCCTTCCCGGTCATATAATCGCGGTACCGCTCGCGGGCTATAAATTTACCGTTTCGTTCCTGAACCCACATAAACATCCTCCTTTCAGGGTGCAAAAAACCAGACGGCGCTGTTGCCGTCCGCTCCTGGAAGATGCTATAATAAGGCCGTCTGAGCCATGGCGACTTCCAGGAGCCATGCGTCCGCCCGATCTGTTGCAGCAGGCCGGGCGGTTTTCATTATTTAAGAGCAACCGGAATGTCGAGGTGCTCATCTCCGAAAGAGATCAGAGGACTCACACGAAGGATGACATCGCTGGCGTCCGACAGCGGCTCGATGAAGGCAACGCGGACAGGATCCGTGCCGGACATGACCTGAGCCATGCTATCAATGTGCTCCTGAATATCAGGGTACAAGATCGGGATCACGGCGTTCGTTTTCCCGTTTTGGAATGCCTGGACCTGAAACTCCAGGTACGCAGCCTGATCTTTCCCGGAGTTATTCAGGAAATCGAAGTACGCGACAAGGGCGTCCTTCCCCTGATAATCCTGCCGGATCTCGCTGCTAACATACCGGAGAGAACATCCACCGTAATCGAAGACAAGATCCCCGAGCTCCTCCGGATCCGCGCCGGCATCATCCGCCGGAGTTTCGGATTCGGACAAACCGAGCTGAGCCTCCAGAACCGCGACACGTTCCTCCAGGGCGGCGACGCGAGCTTCCAGATCATCGTCCGCGAGGACCGTGACCGGAGACAAGACCATCACGCTGGCGAGCAATAACGCTGCACACTTTCTCATTTTTCCCTCCTTAGAATTTTCCACGAAGCTCGATGACCTTCCCGAGGATCCGGACAGGCTTCTCTGCAATATCCTGATTCGAGAAGAACATCGGAGCGAACGACGGGTTCAAAGGAATCAGTTCAATCCCTTCCTTATATTTCCGAAGACGCTTGCAGGTAGCATCGTCCCCATTCACGGAAGCGATCACGACATCACCGCTCTCCGCATCGTCCTGCTGGTGGATAATAACAACATCGCCGTCGAGGATCCGAGGCTCCATGCTGCTGCCATGGATCTGAAGAGCGAAGATGGCACCCGATGCGGCGACGGCCTCGCTGACCTCCTCCCAATCGATCACTTCTTCCACCATCTCCAGAGGGACGCCGGCGGCAACACGACCGAGGACAGGGATCCGGCGTGCCTGGGTTTTCTTGCTGAGATTGCGTGCCTCGACAAGGTCCGACTTTTCGATGTGGAAATAATCGGCCATCATCTGGATCCGATCGATCCGAGGGTACGTGTTCCCGTTTATCCAGTCGGTCAAAGAAGAGTAAGGAACGCCGATGGCCTTCGCAAAATCGCGGCGATCAATACCGTGCAAATTCATATAATAAAGGATATTATCCCCCATCACTTTTTTATTCCCGAGCATAGCAATTTCTCCCTTCAAAAAGGTGGCGTATTTCCATTATAGTAAAAACCGTTAAAAAATCAAGATTATGACGGTTTTTCCGTTGACAAAAAACGGTTTAACCGTTATCATTGTGTACATGGGAACTCTACAAAAACGCAGGAAGGGAGGGAAAACGGCATGTCGATCACACTGAAAGCGGCAAGAGTCAACAAAGAATTGACGCAGATCGAGGCGGCGAAGCTCCTCGGAATAGCGCCGGACACGCTCAGACAGTACGAAATCGGGAACACTTACCCAGACGTCCCGATGATCCAGAAGATCGAGAAACTGTACGGAGTAAGCTACAATGACATCGATTTTTTATCGAATAAAAAAACGGTTTAACCGTTATGCCCAGAGAGGAGGTGAGGGTCGTGAGGAACTACAGGAAACGCCCGGTGCTCGCACGAGACCTCGGCGTGTCGATCAGGCTCATGGAAGACGCGACGGAGGGACTGCAAAAGCACTCAGGGCGCTACCCGGTCGGCGTGATCCGATCAGACAAGATCGTTCTGCTGGATCGGGAGATGGTCCTGGATTGGATCAGGTTCAGAGAAGCGCTGGACGCCGGAATCAAGGTGCCGGCATTCAACAGAGCAGACTATCAGTAAAGAGAGGAGGAAACATGAGCATCAAGAGACTGAAGGACAAGGCAGCCGCGGCACTGATCACGATCGCGTTCATGGCGCTGATCCGGACGAACGCAGGGCCGAGCTTATGGCAGGTCACGATGATCGGTATCGCATTATATGAATTCACTCAGTACGCGATCCGGACGGTCAGGCAGCAGCGGAAAGCCGCACTGATCATGGAGAACGACAGGCAGCGCCGCATCGAGGGAAAGCGAATCGAGAACCAGCGCTTCAGGAAGGTGGGCTGAATGAACAGACAAAACAAAAGAGCCGCTCTGCCAAGCGGCCCCAAAAGTGAGGTTTGCGTAATCGTCTCAGAACTTAACGCTTCTCCATCTTATCACGATAAAGAAGGGAAATAAATATGCGAATCAAAATGGGAGACGGAAAAATCACGCTGATCGAGTGCAGCGACACCCAAACAAGCGTGATCCGGAGCTGGGGAAAGATGGAGTACAACCGGAAGGCCGGATCCTTCACAGCGCCGATCGGCGACGAAATCCTCCAGAAGATACATGACAAAGGCTGGCTGCCGAAACCATACGAAGAAGAACGGCAACGCCGGATCCTGGTACACGCTGCCGTCGATCGGGAGCGGATAAAAGAGGATCCGAAACCTGCGGTGAAGTTCCCGGTCAAGGCAAACCTCTACAAGCATCAGATCCGAGCGGCGAACATGGCGCTGATCACATTCGGACTGATCCCACCGGAGGCAGTCAATGAGAAGACGTGAAAAGCCAAAGTCGAACCGATACATCAAGCCTGTGCCGGACGAGGCACCAAGGTACAGAGCACCCCGAAAAATCAAGGAACAGAGGAGAGCCGCGGACAAGATGAAAATCAACGAATTCATGCAAGCGCTCGATGAGATGGAAAAGGGCATCAGACGCCTCACCGAAAAGGAACCATCGCAAGACGACTGGACATGGAACGCGGCTGCAGTCATAGACGAGCTCAGGGACGTCCTGATCGACTACGACAAACTGGCAGAGCAGGCGCGGAGATTACTGGAAAAGTACGAACACGCCTCTCCCGCCCGGCTCCACCAAGACGGATCGTACCGATGCCCGGCATGCGGCCAGAGCGTCTACAAAATGGACAGCAACTGCCACTGGTGCGGAAAGAAGCTGAGAGAGAGGGAAAAATGGGAATGATCTACACCTGCAAACAATGCGGGAGAGAGTTCGAAGACAAGCCTTCCGCAAAAAGAATCTTCTGCTCAAAGGTATGCCACGACGCAGCACAGAGAAAAGGGAAAACCGTAACTTGCGAGGCGTGCGGGAAAGAATTCTGGATCCCGCCTTCGGACAAGGCAGAGAGGCACTTCTGCGGACAAGCCTGCAGACTTTCATGGCTTTCCGAATATGTCAAAAAAGAAGTAAACGTTCCGGGACATTCGAAGGGACACAAAGCAAAGCATCTGACGGAACTGAACAGACAGAGAAACCCGCTCCTCGCTTTGGAGCCGGATGCGGTGAACCGCGGAAGCTATAAAAACAAAGAACATCGGAGGGTTATGGAGGGGATCATCGGAAGGAAGCTCAAACCATCCGAGGATGTCCATCACATCAACGGAATTCACGACGACAACAGACCAGAGAATCTAATCGTAATGACGCACAGCGAACACCTGAAACTTCACTGGCGCATGCTGAAAGAAAGAGGGGTGATGTAAATGACGACAGCAGATTATGGAGCGGGCGCAGGTTTCGCACTGCTGTTTGAATAGCGAGATGGGATGCGGAAAGAGCCTGACAGCGATTGCGATCGCGGGATCCGCCTACGCTGCCGGCGCCATCGACAGAGTGCTCGTGATCGCACCGACATCGGTCGTCGCGGTTTGGCCGAAAGAGCTGGAACAATACGCGGCGTTCAGGTACACGGTCCGAGTGCTCCTTGGAGAAAAGAAGCAGCGCCTCAAGGCGCTCAGCGATCTGCAGCGGTTCCCATATAAAGCGCTCAAGATCGCAGTGATCAACTACGAGTCCACCTGGCGCGAGGGAATCTTCGAGGCCCTGGAAGAATACGACGCGGATTTGATCATCTGCGACGAATCACAGCGGATCAAGACGCACGACGCGGAACAGAGCAAAGCGATCCACAAGCTCGGAGACAAAGCGCGCTACAAGCTGATCCTTTCGGGAACGCCGGTGCAGAACAACGCGATCGACATCTTCAGCCAATACCGGTTCCTGGATCCATCGATCTTCGGAACAAAGTTCTGGCCATTCAAAACACACTACGCGATCATGGGCGGATTCAACAACAAGCAGATCATCGGGTACCGCGACATGGATAACTTGATCCGGAAAGAATACTCAGTCGCCTACAGAGTCACGAAGGAAGAGGCGCTGGATCTTCCGGAACAGACCTTCGAGGTCCGAACGGTCGACTTCACGAAAAAGGAACGCAACCTCTATAACCAGATCAAGAGGGACAGCTTCGCGGAACTCGCCGGCGGCGGAACGATCACGGCGACAACGGTCCTGACGAAGCTCCTCCGCCTCCAGCAGCTGACCGGAGGCTTCCTGGTGGAAGACGAAGCGGAAAAGCCTCAGCAGGTATCGACCGCAAAACTCTCCGCCGCGAGGGACATCATCGAGGACTACGTGATCGGATCCGGAAAGAAGCTGGTGATCTTCGCAAGATTCATCGCAGAAGTCAAGGCGCTGCAGGAAATGGCGGCGAACCGGCTGAAGCAGGAACACAAGAAGGTCGTCTGCATATACGGCGCGATCAAGAAGGAAGACCGCGGAAACATCGTGAAGCAGTTCCAGGAAGATCCGGACACGGTAGTCTTCATCGGACAGATCGACACGGCCGGCACCGGAATCACGCTCACGGCCGCCGACACCTGTGTGTACTACTCAAAAAATTTCAATTATGCGACCTACGAACAGAGCCTGAGCCGGATCCACAGGATCGGACAAAGGAACTGCTGCACCTACATCAGCATCGAGGTCGACGGAACCATCGATCAGCACATCGGGAAGAGCCTCGCAAAGAAGGAAGACATGGCGAAAACGGTCGTGGACTCCTGGCGCGACTTCTTCACCTGAGAGGAGGGAAATATGACAACAGCAATCCTGACATTCCTGCTCGGACTTTTTGTCGGGGCAGCTGCGGCAACGGCCCTGCTTTTCTGGCTGGGCATTCGGATCCAGGACAGGAAGGACGGAGAACACAATGAACGGAATTAGTCCGGACAGCGCGAGACAGGCGATCAGAGAACTCGAGGACATGATGCACGACATCGACAGCGTCTACAGACGAAGTACGATCGGGCTCGCAATCGCGGCCTTGGAAAGATGCATCCCGGAAACCATCGCGCAGGACGAAAATCAATTCTTCACAGGAAAATGTCCGGAATGCGGACACCTGCTCGGACGCGGAACCGACTACTGCACAAAATGCGCGCAGGCCATCAGCTGGCCGGAGGAAAAAACATGACACGCTACTACATACTGCCGGACGGAACGACGGAAAAGAAAACAGGAAACTGCCTGATGAATCTGGCATTCATAGTGATCACGCTGATCGCGATCGGCGTCGCGATCGGAAGGAGAACAACACAAGGAAAGGAGAAGTAAACATGACACTACCGGAAATGCTGCAGCAGTACGAGGAGCTACTGGCGACAAAGGAACGGCTCGCCGATGAGACAAAGAAGAACAACGAGCTGCTCGAGCAGGTGAAGCAGGAAGTCATTCAGGAAATGATTGACCAGAACTGCCCGATCACAGGAACCGACAACTTCGCGTACTCGCTCTCGCCGAAGACGAAGTGGAACAAGAAGAGCGAGAAGGACATGCTCGACGCCGGCGTCGACTTTTTCAAAACGCTGAGAGAAGAGGGACTCGGTGAGCTGATCGTCGAGAAGGTGGATCCGAGAACGCTGAACAGCGCGGTCGGCAATATGGTCGAGGAAAACAACGGAGTACTTCCGGAAGGCCTCGAGAAGATCGTCAGCAGGTACGACTACAACGACCTGAGCAAGACAAAGATGAACCCGAAAAAGGCGGCCGCGATCAGAGCGGCACGTTCAGCAATGGAGGAAAGAGAATGAGCGATTACGAACAGATGGAGATGGATCTCAGGACAGAGCATCAGGTTACGTTCCAGGCAAGAGTACAGGACGCGATCGAGATGCGGAAGAATCAGCTCGACCGGGAGATGGCATCGGTGACGAACCGGCATCAGGGCTACGGGATCGCCGCACAGAACTGGGCTGCAGTCCAGGCGATGGCGAAAACCTGCGCGAACGACATGAAGGACTTCCTCGGGATCCTTCCTTCAGATGACGGAAGGGCCGTCGACGTATCAACGGCGCTGGCGGACGACCTCGCGAAACTGGCCTACATGGTGATCGGCGCTGCGGCAAGCGCGAGCCGGATCAGCGCGGAGCTTTACAGCCAGTACGCACTGACAAGCCCTGAGAGAACGCCGGTCGAAGAATACCTGGAAGCAGACGGAGAGGACGAAGAAGATGAAACAGAGAGCGAGGATGCTTCCGCGGAGTCTGAAGAACATGGATGGCAGAGGTCATTCGAAAAAGCAAGAGCAAAAGCAGAAGCTGCCAAGAGAACCGAAAACGAACAAAGCGATGATGAGGAGGAGTGAAGAAATGATGGAGAAAACAACTGCAGTCGCCACCAAGGAAGAAAAGAAGTTCGAGCTGATCACGGCCGCCGACGGAATGTCCGAAGAAGAACTCGCTGAGTTCCAGGACGAGCTCGCTGACTTGGACGACACGAGGAACATCAATGCACGCCGGATCAAGATCAGCGGCATCACTTACGAGATCGAAACGGACAATCCGAGCGATCCGGACGTGAAGAAGGAGATCGAGGCCGTGATCATCTTCACGCACAGGCTCAACTCCAGATGGCCGGAGGATGGCATGGCGACGGATCCGAACGCTCCACTGCTGCCCGTCTGCAGCTCGATCGACAGCAAGACGGGGCATCCGTTCGATGATCCCGGGAAGAACATCAACTGCGACACATGCCCGTTCAATCAGTGGGGAACTGCGGTCGATACCAAGACCGGAGAGAGGCTCCGCGGGAAGGCATGCAAGAACGGCCGCCGGCTTTACATGATGCTGCCGGGAGACTCGCACATCTACCTCCTGATGGTCCCGCCGACCTCGATCAAACCGGTCAACGACCAGATCGCGCGCGCGATGGGCGACGGATCCACGCCGTACACCAAGCTGATCATGCGCTTCAGACTCGAGAAGGTCACAAAGGGGAACCAGGAATACAGCAAGATCAAGATCGAGAAGGCAGGCGTCCTGGATCCGGAGACGGCCGCAAAGGTCTCCGCGATGCGGAAGGAAGTGAAGGAACAGTACAAGTCGATCGCGATCATCGCCGACGACTACGAGGTCGAGGCGACAAACACAAATCAGACTGCGCAGCAGGCAGCGCCGACACAGGCTGCTGCGACAGGAAATGACGGGTTTATCAATATCCCGGAAAACATCGACAAAGAGCTGCCGTTTGCATAAAGACGACGCCGCAAACCGGAACTATTAGTTCCGGTTTGCATTACAGAAAGGATGATAAAATGAAAACTTTTGCAGCACCGATCCTGGCCGCGATGATCGTGCTTGCGCCGGCGGAGTTTACAACAGCAGACCAGACGACGGACTGGTCATGGGTGGAACCGGAATCCGACCTCTGGCTATACGCACACCTCGCAGCAGGAGAAGCGCAGTTCTGTCCGGACGACGAACAGAGGGACGTGATCTCCGTCGCGGATAACAGGGTACGGAGCGACAAGTTCCCAGACACGCCGGCGGAGGTGATATTCCAGGACAACCCGCTCCAGTATGCATGCACGGTCGACGGAAACTTCTACCGGGAGCCGACGCAGGAAAACTGGGAGAACGCGCTGTACGTGATCGAGAACGGAAGCACACTCCCGGACAACGTCCTCTGGCAAAGCGACTGCGAACAGGGCGACGGCGTGTACAAGGTGACGGAATGGCACGTTTACAGCTACAGCAACTAAAAGGAGGAAGCAGATGAAAAATCAGATGAAAAACCAGAAGGTCGTCTCCATTTTACCGGAGGCCAGAAAAACCAAGAGGATGCGTGCCAGGTATAACATGCTGAAAGCTGGCTACGAGAAACTGAACAAGAGGAAAAGCCGGAAGGCCGCAAGAGGAGACACGACGTTCGCACGCTACTGGCGCGGATTCGTCACCGATCAGGAAGGGAGTGCAGAAGGATGAGGTTCCGACTTACGAAGCAGAATGCGGAAGACCTGGTTGGCGAAAAAGAGCTGAAGTATGGCAAGATCCGGTACCAGCTGCAGGAAGGTGAGACGCAGGAGAGAAAAGCGCTCCGGCTCATCCTCGATTCAGGAGAGCTCGGAAAGAGGGCTGCCGTTTTCATAGACAAAGACACATCTCAGATTCAGATCGAGATTGACGGAGAGAGAGTAACCGGCAAAGAAGCCGAAAAGTGACAGAAAGGAACTAAACCATGCGGGCTGAGGAAATTGATCTCGACAGGATCGTGGACTACCGATCGGAGTACACGGCCGTCATTAAAAAGCCGAAGATCACCGGGGATCAGATGATCGGCCTGTGCCCGTTCCATCAGGATAAAAACGACAGCTTCTCCGTAGATCTGAAAACAGGAAAATGGCACTGCTTCTCAGAGGACCGAGGCGGCAACTTCATCTCCTTCTGGGCCGAGCTGAACGGCGTCAGCACCCAGGACGCGTACAAACAGATCCTGGCAAAGTACGGAGTTCAGCAGCAGGACCGGAAGAAAACAGAGGCGGAACGAAAAAGCTACTCCCTCCAACAGTACGCCTTCGAGAAAAAGCTGCCGAAGGAATGGCTCGAGGAGAAGTGCCATCTTTCTACGGAGAAGGACCGCTACAGCGGTGCGACGTACCTGCTGACGCCTTACTACGACGAGACCGGGAAGGAAACGACACACCGAAAGCGCTTCGCAAACAAGGACTTCCGATGGAAGGCACGCTCCTCCGGGAAGATCGGCCTCTACGGTGAGTGGAGGCTGCCGGAGATCCGGACCGGAAAGAGCGTGATCCTGGTCGAGGGCGAAAGCGACACGCAGAGCCTGTGGTACATGGATCTGCCGGCGCTCGGCGTCCCAGGGGCGTCAATGTTCAAAACACAGCACGCCTCCCTGCTTCAGGACCTGACAATCTACATTCACCAGGAACAGGACACCGGCGGGAAGACATTCTTCCGGAAAGTGACGGAAAGCCTGCTGGACGGCGGCTTTATAGGAACGGTTAAAAGATTTACTTGCAGCGCGGTAAGTGGTTGCAAGGATCCCTCGGACATACTAATCAAGTTCGGCAAGGAAGACGGAACACAGAAGATCCTCTCCCTGATTAAAAAGGCGGAGACGATCGACCTGGACCAGATCAAAGAGATCCCGGAAGCGATCAAGGGCGCTCCAGTCAATCTGGAATGCCCGGAGGGTTGGAGCTACTCGGAAAAAGGGATCTACATGATCGGGAAAAACTACCAGGAAAACCTGATCTGCCGGACACCGATCATCCTGACGCAGAGACTAAAAAGCCTCGACAGCGGAGAGGAAAAGATCGAGATCGCCTTCCTGCGGGACGGTGACTGGCAAAAAGCAATCTATCAACGATCAACCATATTCACGGCCCGCGGGATCACGCAGCTGGCCGATCTCGGATGCACGGTTACAAGCGAGAACGCGAAGCCGCTCGTCGGATTCCTGCAGGCGCTGGAAGCAAAGAACATCGAGCTGATCGCGAAGGCTGACGCGACCGCGACATTCGGCTGGCAAAAAGGAAACAGATTCGTCCCCGGACTCGATGATGGGATCGTTCTGGACATCGACGCGAACCAGCGCCCGATGGCGGAAGCATACATGCAGCAGGGAACGCTGGAAGGATGGACAAAGCTGATGGAGCCGCACCGGATCCGTGACAAGTTCCGCTTCATTTTAGCAGCCGGCTTCACCGCGCCGCTCCTGCGGATCATAAAGCAGAGGATCTTCTTTGTATATAACTGGGGCGGATCCAAGGGCGGAAAGACAGCAGCGCTCAAAGCAGCACTGTCCACCTGGGGCGATCCGGACAGACTGATGATCAACTTCAATGCGACGCAAGTCGGTCTGGAGAGAACCGCGAGCTTTTTCTGCGACCTCCCGCTCGGCATCGATGAGCGCCAGCTCGCCGGCCGGAACCAGGACTCACTGGAGAGGATCGTCTACATGATCGCATCCGGAACCGGCAAGATCCGCGGGTCAAAGAACGGAGGCATTCAGGCCACGAGGCAATGGAGGACCGTCGCACTGGCAACCGGAGAGGAGCCGATCAGCAAGGAAACATCGCAGACCGGTGTCAGCACGAGAGTGCTCGAAGTATACGGCGGACCATTCGACAACGAAGTCGAAGCAAGCCTCATGCATCAGAGATGCGCGGACGACTGCGGGAACGCAGGCCCGGCATTCATAGAAAAGCTCGTCCAGATGAACGAGGACACGATCCGCGAGGCATACCAGGAAATGACGGACTTCGTCTCCGCGATCAGCAACGGAAGGTCAGGCAGCCACATCGCCGGCGTCGCGGCCGTCGCGCTCGCGGACGCGATGGCGGACAGCTGGTTATTTACAAAAAGCGATCAAAACGGAACGGAAATCGTCCAAAACGGAACAAAAAATGCACAAAACGTGCAAAAAACGCACGAAAAACTCGAAATTAGTACCGCTTCATGGATCAGAGCGCAAGCAATGGCGGCCGCGATCCTGAAAGAACAGATGGCAGCGGACACCGGAGACGTGAACGAGAACGCGCTGCAGTTCGTGACGGACTGGGTGCTGAGTAACCAGTCCTTCTTCGGAGCGGACTCGATCGGGACCTGCTTCGGAACCATGTCCGAAAGCGGGAACATCGCGTACATCTTCCCGGCAATCCTGACGCAGGCGCTGGAGAAGGCCGGCTACAGCTACCGAAAGACGATCCGTTACATGGCGGAACGCGGACTGATCACGACAAGAGAAAAAAGCCGCGACGGCGGGAAAGAATATTCGATCTTCAAAAAGTTCAACGGACGCAGCTGCAGGATGATCGAGTTCATGATCGGGAACATCGCCGAGGCAGGGGATCCGCTGGAGGTCGAAGACGATGCGGAAGCAGCAGCGCCGCCAGCGCCGCAATGGGAGCAGATGAGCATGGCAACGGATCCGGCATCCGGGTTCGTACCACTGGACGGATCCGAGGAGGAGCTGCCGTTTGATTAAGAGGAGAAAAACATCATGCGAGAAGTAGTAAAAAGGACCAGCCCGGAACAGGCAGAGAAGGAAGCAGAGATCAGGAAGGCAAGAAAACAGCTCGAAGACATAGAAGGCGCGCTCGGAAGGATCAGCAAGCTCGCCGTAACAAAACAGGAAGACAGAGGCGGCCGAGAGCTCCTGATCTTTATCAACGAGGAAGACACGAAGACCGTTATGGACGCGCTCCGGATGCACGCGGCTGTGATCAGGGTGCTGCAGCTTGGGGAGAAGGCGACATGAAACAGATCTTAAAACGATGCCCGTTCTGCGGAGGAGAGGCGGACGTCTTCAGGATCCCGGAAAACACGCCGGAAGAGATGGCGACGCATCCGGACTGGAGATGGAATCACCCAGGGAAATGGATCGTCGGTTGCTACGGAAACTCGTCCGAGTGCCTCGGAGACATGAACCACATGGCAATGATCTTCGAGACGGAGTGGGAAGCAATTGAAATGTGGAACCGGAGAGCAGGGGAGGAGAGAGCATGATCATAAGAGCACTGGCCGTGATCGGACTCATCGCAATCATAATCGCGCTCGATTTGATAATTGCGATGATCTACGTGACCGTCGAAGAGAGGATCAAACGGAGGAAAAGGCATGACAATTAAAGAGCTCCCGGAAGAAACACGCCTGCGACAACTCGCAGAGGAATGCTGCGAGTGCGCGAAAGCGGCGCTGAAACTGATCCGCGCAAGGAACCAGGAGACGCCGATCAGCGAGGATCATGCCAGGGAAGATCTGGTCGAGGAGATCGCGGACGTTTCCGTCTGCATCACGGCGATCTCAGACATCGCGCTGCCGAAAGAGATCTGCGAGATCATAGCAAGGAAAGCATCAAGATGGGAGGAGAGGATCAATGGCGTACACGATCAGACGATGGTTGACGTTTGACGGAAACATGAACGATGACAGCCAAAAGGTAAACACGGCGGAAGACGCGATCATCGTCGCGATCAGATTCGCCGGAATGTTTCAGAACATCATCACAGAAGACATAAAAGGAAGAATCAGAGACATGGAACCAGGTGAAAGCATCAGAATCGGAAGACCAAAGCTGAAACTGACGATCAGGATCAAGAGGACAAAGACATGAGCGTAATAATTCGCGGTATGGAAATGCCTGAATCATGCGAGGAATGCAGATGGTTCCATTTTCACGGAAGCACATCGGACTATAGATGGCTGCTTGACGCGAGATGCAAATTGATAAAACCGACGCAAGACTGGTACGCAGACGGCTACCCGGACAAGCGCGGCGGGTGGATCGGGGATGACATAGATCCAGAAAACAAAATGGGATATTACTACTATCACCACTGCGTTAAAAGCGGAACAAGAGCAAAACAATGCCCATTATTTGAAGTAAAAGCATGGGAAAAGATGTAAGTAGAAGAGGAGGAAAGCGCAATGAAAATCAGAACAACCATCAAGACAACCATCTCAGAGATTGAAGCAAACTCAGAAGAACTGCGACAGAGCAACACGCTGGCAGATTCCTTCTGCAATGCCCTGCGAAAGGCGATGACGCCGTACCCACTATACGACGAAGACGACGAAACGGAGACGGAGGGTGAGTCATGAAAAACAAAGAGATGGAGTACTACCGCGCCGGCCTTGAGCGCGCATGGAAGATCTACAATGAAGACGGCCCGGAAGCGCTGGAGAAGGAGATTCGCTTCAGGAACGTGACCGGAGTAAATGCCCGCCTGACATATCGGGAGATTGACACCGGTATCGACGAAATCAAGCGCCTCACAATCGAAACCGTGCTCACCATGGCGATGGGCGTGCTTTACTCGGAATTCGGATTCGGGAAAAAGAGACTCGAGCGCTTCCGGGATGTTTTCGTAGAGGCAACCAGGAGCCTCAACGAAGGAGTCGTAACCTGGGCGGACATCTGCTACAACATCGAGGATTTGACCGGAGTACGGGCCAGCCTCGTCGACAAGCTGGGGCGCGAGACAGGAATGATCCGCGAAGCGAAATGAGAAGCAGGATGGGAATGACGGAACGCGAGCGCTTCTCAGAAGCAACGTGCCCGATCTGCGGGAAGCTCTTCGGAATCCCGGACAGTCAGCTGTGGGCATATAAGTTCCAACGAAAGAAGCGAGGGACCTCGGGGTATATATACTTCTGCTCATGGAAGTGCTTCCGGATCCACGAAAAACAACACGAAGAGTACATGCTGGAAAACGATGGAAGGAGAACGCGATGGAAAACATCCAGAAGGAATTCAAAGCAGGAGACCTGATCATCTACCAGAACGGAGACAGGTATGAGATCGGGAAGATCAAGCGCGTCACAGGTGACGGCGCCTTCGTCTGGTACAGCGAAGGAGAGACGGCCGCAAAGACGCCGTTCAATTGCATGCACAGAATGGTCAATTCATACGTGATCAGGGAGACGACGCTCGGCAGCCGCGGAGGATCCGGCTGGATGGACGACGCGCGCTTTATTGACGACGGAAAGTAAAGGCGGGAGTCATGGAACAGGTGCTCTACACACTGTACGACATCGACGAACAGATCATCGCAACCGGGACCGCGCGGCAGATCTGCACGGACTTCCGGATCCGGCTCGGAGCATTCCACTGCCTCGTGAATCGGATCAAGACAGGGAAAAGCAGGAACTACGTGGTCTACATCGAGAGGTACGCGCTGGATCAGAACCCAGACGCGGAGGACAGCCGGCCGATGTCTTGGGATCTGTACGATCCAAGAGGAAAGAGAGGCGGAAAAATCCATGAAGAACACTCCGATCAAGAAGCTGGACAAGATCATGATTCAGACGGAGCACGGAACGAAGTGGATCCACCTGACCGACGTCACGCGGATCCAGGAAGAACCGTGGCTTGACAGGTTCGGAAACTGGGGATCTTTGCATTTTAAGGACGGAACGATCGAGTACTTCTGCCACCCGAGCTTCGACACAATCGTGAGAACGGTAAAGATCCTGGAGCAGATCGAGGCGGCCAGAAGGCAATGGAAAAGATCCAGAAAGATTCGGAAAGAGCGCTTCCGAAAAACGAAGAGCGGTCACGCGTAACGCCTAAAAAAAATTAGGCGTGACCGTTAGGCGTGACCGGAAATGCAACCTGAAACCATATAAATAATATATTTCTCTATATAAAAATATAAAAGGTCACGCCTAACACGCCTAAATTCGGAAAATATACCCTTATATGGCGGCGCTTTGTCAACAAGTGCATAAAACCATAAAAACGGTACATATATAAAAAATTAGGCGTGACCGGCGAGAAAATCTGGAAAATACAAAGAGAAACAGAAGAAAAGCAAAGCGAAACTGAGCAAAACAGGTCACGCCTAAATCAGAAAATTAGGCGTGACCAAGGAAAGAGAGCAAACCGGAGGTTTACAATGTTCAACTACGCAGAGCTCAAAAACTCGGTGCGAAAGCTGCAGACCAACGAGCAGAACATCGGAAAAGAGATCCTCCTTCAGAAATACGGGAGGCCATACGAGAAACTGAGGCGTGAAATCGCGAATCAGGCGTCGGAGATGATGAGAACGATCGCCCTGGAAGCGGTCGATTGCCTGACACCGAGGAAATCCATCGAGGTCGCGCGTTCCGAGCAGCTGGAAGAAAAAATGTGGAGCGATATCAAGAGGATCGCAGACGAAGAACAGAAGGCCGGAACCTACCTAAAGGTCGCAGAAACAATCTTTAACGAATACGATCTGGACAAGGCGATTGAGATCGCATTCAGGAGATTATACACAAGGATCAGGTATGAAGCGCTCCCGCCGGTCTGGCTCTACTTCTGCCGCGAGGATCCTGGAAGAGGCTACGTGAACGAGCTGACGAAGATGCGGTGGATTCCGCCGGCGGAGGGCGGAATGAACGGCTACTGGGAAAAGGACGACTATGCGCGGACCGAGGTCAGATTCGACCTTCCGCCAACCTGGGCCGAGATCGCGAACGAGTACGAGGAAACAAAAGCAAAAGAGTGGGAGGTTTGACATGGAGAAGGTAGTCCAGGACATATTCGGAAGGCCAATGACCTTCGGGCCGCTGATCGTGGTCACGGCGCTGATCATCATCGCGACCGGCCTGCTGATTTACAAGCTGACAGAAAAACGAAACGGCCAGCCAGAGATGCCGACGTACATCTTCATCGAGGGACTCGGCTGGGTAGAAAAACACGGGGAGGAAATAACACATGTTGGAAAACTACATCGAGAACTTCGACGAGAGGAAGTTTGTGAGGGACTTCCAGATCAGCCAAAAGACGACGAGATCGGATGCGATGAAGCTGCTGCGGCGGAAGATCAAGGATGAGAGCTACTACCAGAAAAAGATCAAGGATGCGCTCTCGCGGAGATATCCATCCGCATACATCGTCAAGATCGCCCAGGGATCGTACAGCACCGCGGGGATCCCGGACCTGATGATGATATACCGAGGACATTACTTCGGATTCGAAGTCAAGCGCCCGATCTTCGGCACCGAACAGAAGCTGCAGAAGGAAACGATCCGGAGGATCATCAACGCGGGAGGAACGGCGGACTTCGTGAGATGGCCGGAGGAAGCGATCCGGATCATCGAAGAAACACTCGACCATATCCACGACGAAGAACAAGCGTAAGAGGAGCGGCACAATCATGAGCGACGAAAAGAGGAGAGAAGATCAGGACGGTGAAATCCTCCGATGGATTCTCGGTGTAAATATCAGAGCACACAAACGAAAGCAGCAGCTGGAAAAGAGGCTCCTGGAAATCAAGGCAGAGGAGAACATGCCGATCGGCGGCCAGGGATATGATCCACTCCCGAGAGGATCGTCGACCGGGCCCGGTGCGGCCGGAATCATATTCAAGCTCGACGAGATCGAGGAGAGGATCCTGAAACAGAAGGCATCAATCCAGCGCGCAATCCTCCAGGTCATGGACATATTAGAGTACCTGCCGGAGGACTCGGCTGAGCGGAACATCTGCGAGCTGCGGTACATTGACAGGATGCCGATGGAGGAAGTCGCAGAGGAGGTAGGGCTGAGCCGGGCCGGAGCATACAAGGTCCACGACAACGGCATCATCATCCTACTGCAGCAGCAGAGGGTCAGGAAGATCATCGACGACTATCGTCTTGAATACCTGGACTACTCCATCGGCAAACAGCTGGCGCGCGCAAAGAAGGACACGAGCGGCCGTACATTTCAAGACGGGTAAAAAATCCGGCCTGATCTTTTCAGAATTTTTCTGCCGGAAAAATAAGAGAAGCACCGGAACAAAAGCCCTGCGCGAAAGAGTAGATGAAAGTAGACAAACGGGTATGCTATAGTGGTAGCGTGGAAGAAAGACGGAAAGAGAACGAGGAGAAGGAATGGGACGGCCGCGCAGGATCATTGCTGTAGACTTTGACGGGTGCCTTTGCCAGAACAGATGGCCGGAAATTGGAGAGCCAAACGACAGAGCGATCGAGAAGCTCATCCGCCGGAAGCATGAAGGCGACAAGATAATCCTGTGGACCTGCAGGATTGGAGAGAGACTGGAAGAAGCGGTGAGATGGTGCGAGCAGCACGGCATCATCTTCGATGCAGTAAACGACAACCTGCAATCAGAGAAGGACTCATTCGGAAACAACCCTCGGAAAATATATGCCCACGAATATTGGGACGACCGCGCCGTGAAAGTGGAGGCGGAACCGAAACAAATTTAAGAGGGCACCCCCGGGCAGTCCCGCGAATAGAATAAAACCACAAACGAGAGGGGCTGGCTCGCCTCGAAAAAGGGGAGCACGGGGCCGCTCTCAACTTGTGCAAGGTACTACCTACTCGTGCAATTTTCGCGGCGCGGGGAAGG